TTGCGTGCTGTCAGGTCCATCTTATGTGCCTCGCTCGTTCCTCGCTACGGGTTCATACCCCCCCCTATATCCCCCCCCTTATCACTGATGCCAGAAGACGGTGTCAACGCACATTACCTTACGGTGTCGCTTACGCGATTGCTAGCGCACACGAGATGCGCAGGTGGGCCGGTTGCCTCCCGGCCCGCTGCTTACTCGCATATGGTGCGCACTCGCCGCCCATTGGCAAGCCATGGGCTATCCCGCTCAGGCCGCTCGGGCCAACACAACACATTCCACACGGCTGCGCAGGTCCGGCTCTCGCCGGGCTGCTTGCCTGACCACAAACGCCCAGCATGTCCCGCCCTTTGCCTCTGCGGCAAAGGGTGAAGGCGCGACTGTGCAGTAGCTCAGTCACACCTTCATCTGCGCGCTAACGAGCGCACCGCATATGTCGTGCAGTGCGCGCAGACGCCCGGCCCCACGTTGCGGGGCCAAATGGGTCAAGTTGAAAGGCACTTTGCGCCTTTCAACTTGAGGACGCTGATCGCCTGCGGTCTTCCAAATGGCGTTGTTAGAGAGAACTCTGACGACGACAACACAACGTCAAAACATTGGAGAATGACATGACACAGAAACTTACTGACCATATCACCGACCTCTACATCGACAACTACAACGTGTGTTCATTCGATGACGAGCGGTACTTGCATGCCGCAGACGGCACACTCAACGTCAAGCACAACATGGGTGACAAGTACCTGCTGGGCGGACGTTGCGATCAGGCCGCATACGCCCTCACTGCTGCCAAGGCTTGGCGCGACGAGGCCGAGAAGCGCAACCTCAACAACATTGAAGCCAATGGTGCCGACGACATCAAGAGCCGCCGCAGTCAGGCCGACCTTTCCAAGGCCGAGGCCAAGCTGGAGAACGCTCAGATGTTCTTCGAGATCGACACCAATCTCTTCTACACAATGACCGGGGTCATCTGGGGAGACGCCAACGTCACGGACGACAACGGACGCCAGTGGTGGACCGAATACAAGGAGCAAATGCGCGGCGGTAACACCGACCCAGTGCCTACCCAAAAGGCGCTGAACGATCGCAAGGCAATGCTCAAGGCACGTGCCGCCGATCCACAGACTGCCGCAGCGGTAGCCTAACAACCAACAGCGGGGGGCTTCGGCCCCTCGATACCCACCACCCTGCGACCTCAAGCATGTCACCCCGCTTCGCCCCGCGACACCCCCACCCCATCAAGTGCGAACCTCCCAACACCACGCCTGATGCCAGGACGCGACCCCGGGGGTGGCCCGCTTACTGGCTCGTAGATTATTCGTCAAAGTCATTTCATTTTGCATTAATGCAGGTTTGCATTTAGCTTTTATGCAGGAGCTAACATGAAACAAAATCTCTTACTTGCTCAGATTGTTGTCGCCGTGTGCAGCGTCACCGGCACGTCAACAAACTCAATCCTTAGTAGACGCAGGAATCGTGACGCTCTGTACACACGATGGCTTGTCTACTTGGTGGCGCACGATCACTGCCAGCTTTCATACAGCGGTATCGCTCGTGCATTGGAGCGTGACCACACCACCATCATGGCTGGTGTTGCACGCGCACAGCAGGAACACGATTGCAACGCCGTGTTTCGCAATGACTACATCCGAACAGTCAAGGAGGTCAGACAATGGATGGAACAACAACATTTACGGACTACAACTTCCCAGTCGAACTTGTCAGTCTCACAACTGCTGACGACATCGCGGTACCAGAATCTATGGCACGCGCAGTGGTACGGACAGATACAAATGACATACTCGGTGTCCATGGCTCCAAGTATCGCGTGACATCTCACAGTGACGTGGTCAACGCAGTCACTGATGCAGTCAGTGGTGCCAATCTCAGCAATGACTGGACCATGACAACAGATGTCTATGAGAACGGCGCACTACTCAAAGGCACCATCATGTTCAATGACCTTGTCGTTGAGCCAGAGGTCGGTGACTTCGTGCGCTTCGATGCCAACTTCTGGAACTCATACAACGGTCAGTGGTCCATCCAGATCGTTGCAGAAGGTCGGCGTTTGTTCTGCCTTAACGGATGCAGCACACCGCATAGCGTAGCCAAGACATTCAAGAGGCACACTGGCGCAATCAACATGGAGCAGGAATCAGGCAAGCTTGAAGCCGCACTCGCATTGTTCTTTGAGCAGAAAGATATCTGGCAGCAATACATGAAAGCCAGAGTCGGCCACATAACTGCTGAGAAATTCTTGCGTGAGCAACTCTGCGCTTACCCAATGAAGACGCAGCTTGGTGAGGCCAGATACAACGAGCGTCAATCTGATCGCTTGTATCAGCAGTGGCTCAATGAGTCACACAACCTCGGGCAAAATGCCTGGGCTCTCTACAACACGATGACCCACTGGGCATCACACCCTGACACATCCAAACCATACAACTCAGAACGTGAACGTTCCAACAAGGTTGCGAGTGCCATGCGCAGCGATGCTTGGCGGCAACTTCACTATCGTGGAATCGAATGGAGCTAGAAATGGCATACCTCAGTCTACACGCCAAGCCCGGTGGCATAACCGTGCAACGAGTCGTGCATCCTGACTTCACTGGCATCACGCTCAAGCTAGTCGATGAGCATGGCAGTGAAGTCAACATATCAATCAGTGATGGCACGGTACGCCCACAGATCTTTGAGCAGACTGCGTACATCACTGACGACCAGTGCGAGGACAGCGACAATCGTGCGCGCTATCCTTTGTTCATACCGCAGGTAACTGACGAGGACATCTGGTTGATGAACCAACACATGGAGCGTGATGTTGCCTAAATATGCAATCAACGTAACGCTGACTGCTTTTCTTGAAGACATACCAGCAGTCAGCGAATTCCATGCGCGTGACATAGCTCACACAGAGATGAACGGATTGATAGATGAAAAGGTTCAGTATCAAATCGAAGAGACAGAGATCTTCAGCGTTAGTGAAGAATCCTATCGCGAAGACTAACACGCGCCCAATACAAGTGGTCCCCGCCAAGAAAGGGCGGGGGTCATACCGCAGATCTAGGAATATTTCCGAATTGACTGAATGACTTTGCCAATGACATCAACATTTTTGATTTTGCGCGGCTTGAATTCATCAAACCGGGTATGATTAGAAGCTCTGAACACTACTAAATCACCAGCTTTATCACAGCACAACAAACCATGTACCTTGTCTTTAATTAAAATGACATCACCGTCATTTAGTTTTTCATCAGGAGCGACCACAATATAATCCCAAGATGCAATACCACCCTGACCATATCCTGTCATCTCACCCATCTTAAAAGCTTGTACCTTTCCCTTTCTAGGGTCGTCAATCATATCAACAATTTCTCCATCTGCGTTCATAACAGGCACTGATGACATTGTTGCAGACGTTGCAAAAGAAGGCTGGCTTTTAGCAACAAACGCTAATTTTGCAATAGTTCTGGCACTGGGTATAAACTTTGAATCTGTATTTAGAAATCTCGTTATATTAGTTGGAGATGTACCGGCCTTTACAGCCCATTCATTTGCTGACATTCCAGTTTGCTGCATTACCTCACGCATCCAAACACGTATGGACTTGGACTCATTGTCCATAAAATTCACGGCTCCCTCTGCAAAAATGCAGTGTAACCGTAAGCCAGCAACTGTACTATAAGCACAAATGCAGTATAACATGCACAAAGACCATTGCAACACTGCATAAATGCAGTATGCTAGGCAAATGGATAGTTACTTTACGCAACTAAAATTGCTTTCAAATCAACGAGATGTCGATTTGCGTACTGCATTTGTTCTTGCTGGCATACCTACCAGCACATTTTACAGGGCGCAAAAACGAAATGACATGAGACATGAAACAGCCCTGAAAGTTTTGGATGCCATCCACAGAATTTACGCATCTCAAACAGCCAGTAACAATCGATCCTAACTGGCTGCATGTAGTCGAGCGGCTGGTTCAGGCACGCCATACACTCTCTTTGTCTCAAGAAGCATTGGCCCACAAGATCGGCTGCGCGTCTAGCCTCATCCATAAATGGGAACAGCACAAGCGGTTGCCATCTGGGTTCATGTTTCTGTGCTGGCTGGAGGCGCTTGACTGTGAAATCGAAATCAAACGCCGGGACACCACGCACATGTGATGCCTGCGGCACACGCTCTTACTACTATGTATGCCCACTCAAAGCTGATGGTGGTGCCTACAATATCTGCCTCAATTGTTATGAGAGAGACACATGGCAAACCGTTCTCGCAATAAAGGAAACTACCACGAGAACTGGTTCGTCAAACTATTCTCGCAATGGAAAATCAAGGCCAAGAAGCAGCCGCTCTCTGGCAGCCTGGGCGGAGAATATAGAGGGGACATCATCCTCAACATCAACGGGGAAGAACTCATCACGGAAGTGAAGTATCGCAAAGGGACATTCCCCTCCCCCTTTACAGTCTTGGAAGGACGCGATGCAGCTATCTACAAACGTGGCAATGGCACTGATCCCAAATGGATACTGATCCTGCCTGACCATGTTGTTGAAAAATTATGGAGATCAAAGTGATATGTCATACAAACTTGCCGACGCTGCTATCAATGCAGACATCGGAGATGCGATTGCCAAGCTGGTTCTTATTGCACTGGCACGATATGCCAATGATCAAGGCGCGTGCTTCCCAAGCATCGCAACAATAGCCAAGACGACACACCTGCACACAGCCACAGTATGCCGCAAGCTCAACTGGCTTGAGCAGCAGGGCATGATCAAGCGTGACAACAGGTCAGGTGTGTCAACGCGCTACCTTCTACTTATCGCACAGTGCGACACTCTTGTCGCAGAGAGCGACACTAAGCAATCAATAAGCAGTAATAAACACTCTATACCTGACGATTGGATTGCATCTGCAAAATTGCGCCAGTCGATCAACGAGGTCTTGGAAAAGGAGATCGACCATGACCATGAAGAAGCTAGGTTCCGTGACTACTATCTCGCAGACGGCAAGAAGGTCGCAAACTGGGAGCCAGCATACCGCAACTGGTGTCGCAATAAGCAGTGCCGAGTCATCGACGGCGCTGGCAACGCTGCAACACCAAACCCCAAGCGACACGGATCACGCTCTTCGTTCTTCGCTGAAGCAGCTGGGCTTATTGCTGGAACCAAACATTGACAAAAACTATGAAGTCACCGGCTACCTCATTGAGTCTTCCAACCCTGCACATCTACAGCAACAGATACAAATGGCATTGATGGAGGTCGAGCGCAGCATGGTGCCGATGCCTGTGCATGACATGGAGAAAGCATTGCTTACTACCATGATGCTCATGACCAAGCCTGCGCATGAGTCGCCAGAAGACGCAGCCATGCGCTGCAAGCTTTATGCTAACGAGATGCAGGAATGGCCTGCCGATGTCTTCCTGCGCGTCATCGACATTGTCATGAAGCGACACAAATGGTGGCCGTCCTTTGCCGAGTTCCAGCAAGAGTATTCTTGGCTGTGCCGAAACAGAATAAAACTGCGTGAAGCACTGCAAAAATGCAGAACATGACTTGATATAGCTGCATTAATGCACTATATCTATAGAACGATTGGAGGTCGTTATGGATGAAGTAAACACCACCCGCATGGGTTTTATCGGTGGCTCTGACATGAGCGCCATCATGTCAGGTGACTGGGAACATCTCTGGCAGATCAAGACCGGGCGCATGCAGCCCGATGATCTGTCAAATGTGTTTGCTGTCCAGCTTGGCATCGCCACCGAAGAGTTCAACATGACACTTGTTGAACAGCACACAGGCACCACGTTCGACAGACAGAAGCGCTTTACGATGGTCTTTGATGAAGACATCTACTTGCGCGCTACGCTTGATGGATGGGCAGACAACACTGGCGTTGAGTGCAAGCACACCTACGAGCGCAACAATCTCAATACACAACTAGACAGGTACATGCCGCAGATACAGTTCTATCTGTGGGTATCAAAGTCAGACCACATGTATTTTGCCAACATCTTTGGCAACCGTGACTGGAAGATGTGCAAGGTCAACCGTGACCAAGCGTACATCGAAGCCATGAAGCAGCCGTTGCGTAACTTCTGGCAATTCGTGAAAAACGACCAGCAGCCCCTGCTGCCACACTACCCGATCATGCAACCCAAGATAGACAGCATTGCTATCGATGACATGACCAGCCGCTGTGTCAACGGCGACAACGAATTCCATGACAGGGCCATGACCTTCATTGAAACGAAGGACGCACACACCCTGCATGAATCAGCCAAGAAAGATCTGAAGCAGATGATCGGGCATGACGAGCGCGAAATCTATTCCGATACCTTGGCTGTCCGTCGGACCAAGTCCGGCTTACGCATCGTGCAAAAGAAGGAGGTCTAGCATGACGCAGAACGATCAGATCCTTGCCGCTCTTAAACAAGGCAAGACCATCAGCCCACTCTCAGCACTGCGAGAGTTCGGATGCATGCGGCTTGCCGCTCGTATCTATGACCTGAAGCAGGACGGCCACGAAATCAATGCGGTCAAGCGCAAGAATTCTAATGCGTCCTGGGTTGAATATGAAATGGCGCAGGACCCTGCAAGCCCTGCGCCATCACACAACTACCAAACAGATTGGAGATCAGTTTGATGACCAGTTCTAACACGACACCTAAGACTGCGAAACAGCCAAATGATCCGAAGCTTCACACCATCGAAGAAGCATTGATTGCATGGCACAAGACAAAGCCAACTGCATCGAAGGGCGGTAACAACCCACACTTCCGCAGTAAGTATGCCACGCTTGAGGAAGTGATTGCTGTTGCTGAAACAGCCACAGAGTTTGGGCTGACATTCACACAACTCACCGACTTTGAGGTTGTTGAGCAAGGCGTCATCGAGTTTGTCAAAACCTACATCATCCACGAGAGCGGTGATCGTTTGGTAGCACGCACACTCATCAAGGCTAAAGACACAGCCAACCCACAGCAGATGGGATCAGGCATTACCTATGCCAAGCGCTACGGATTGCAGTCTGCATTCGGCATCCCATCAGAAGATGACGACGCCAACACTGCAACAACTGGCGTGG